GCTTTCAAGCCAAGAGGTACTGCCAAGGGTATCCATTCCAGGGATGCCCTCTGCTCCGCCCGGAATCAGGTTAGCGTATTCGCCACCCGGCCCGGTTGCTTGAAGAAACGCGTCAACATCAAGATTCCCTGCTGCATCGAGCCAATCAAACATACCGCCTCCTGTACTTCCTGCGGAGCTTAACGCTCCAGCACCAGCCGCGCCCATCCCGCCAAGCGCAGCAGCATCTAATCCCAATGATGCAAGCGTTGTCCCTGACAAGCCACTTCCTAAAGCCCCTGCCATTCCAGCAGTAGTCCCATACCCGCCAAGTCCAGCTAGATTCACTCCCATTGTTCCAGAGCCAAGGGAGCCTAAAGTAGCGGCCTCTCCTGCACCAGCGAGTGCAGCACCCTCACCTAGCCCGCCCCACAATCCACCCGCTGCACCACCTGAATAGATTGCAGCGGCAAGCATCGCCAACTGTCCAATGTCCATTCCGCCAAACAACCCGCCAGAATCATCTCTAGCAGACTGCGCCGCAGGAGATTGCTCTTGGTTGAATTGCTGCCCAGCGGCTAGGTACTGCTGTGGAACATACGAACTCAAGCCAAATTGCTGCAATGCCCCTGACTGTTGCGGATCAAATGAATTGTCAAACAGGTTCTGACTTCCGCCCCACCGTCCAGACTGTCCGAATGAATCCATTCCAAGCAAAGGATTCGCCATGAATGCCTGTTGCTCTGGATTCAGCGTTCCACCCGCTCTGGCATAGGCAACGAGCTTGTCGACTTCAGGACTATTAGCTGCGGTAGTCACATATCCAGCAGATTCTGAATGTTCAGGGGTTCCAGAAACAGACCATGATCCATCCGCGTTCTTGAGTTCGATTTGACCGTTGTTGAATCGCGCCCAGTCCTGATTGTCGTATGTCCAAGCCATAGCGAATGTCCTTATATTTCAAAGCTGCCGCAAAGCAGGAACGTATTTCCGCTCGCCACTTGTGCTGGCAAATAACACCGCGAAGTAGCTACATCAATGTGGCATGTTCCAACGGCCACATTGGTCGTATCATTCGACATCACGCACATTCCAGCCAGCCCCTTTGCAGCAACAGGCAACGTCAGGTAATCCGTGCCGGCCACCGAAGCAATCGAGGTCGCAGCGGAGAACGAAACCTGGAACTGTAGCGACCGCCCGACAACGCGATACCGCCCCGTATAGGTCGTTGCGCCAACCACTGTCAGCGACCCGAATACCGGAGTAAACGAAAGCCACGTATCCTGACCCGTCAGATCACGATAAGCGAAACTCGTCTGGTCGGTGTTAGGAATTTCCAATTGTTGCCACTCCTTCAAGATTCCTGATTCTCATAGCGGTATCTGCCGAATGATTCAGTATCCATGCCCTACGACGCGAAGAGCCAAGCCTACGAGCAACCGGCAAATTGTCTGCTAGATCGAGATTACCCCACACAACCGTAGTATTGTAGTCGTCGTCAGAGTAAGCAATTTCAATCGGAGAAGTGACTGATTGAATGTCAGCGATAACTGCAAGCGACTCCCACGCTTTCCTGTTCCGCGTTCCAAGGTCATTCGAGTCAAGCTGAATCGTTGCGGTATAGCTTGCGCCCGCATCGGAATACACCAGCGATGCCGGATTCATGGAATACACAATTCCACCAGTCAGCGTGTTCGATATGCAGTAATTCACCAGCGTACCGCCAATTGAGTTACCCACAATTTTGTACCAAGGCGCTGTCGATGAAGTCCATTCCGACCACTGCTTTTCTTCGATGCAATAGACTAAGGCAACCGTTGATGCCTTCACCAAGACAAACGATCTTCCATAGAACCTGATAGTCGTCAGTGTCAGATTGGTTGTTCCGGCAAGAATCAGGATCGCATCAATCTCAGGCGTTGAAATCCGTGAGATTCCATCGGCGTACTGGAATATAGACAACCCACCTTGCGGGCTTGAGCCACACCAGAATGTAGTGTCAGCAATCTGTGCAATCGCATCGGCAGAAATACATCCAACCTTCTGCGTCATAGAGGCATTCTTGGCGAATGGGAACGGTGTTTGACCGGCGTTGTAAAAAAACTCCACCGAGCCAGTCCCGAAACACATTATGAAGTTCCGATGTCGTACCGCGCCAATTCCCTTATCTGGATATGAATTCGCAGAACCAAAGGATGTCGCCGTCCACGCGGTCACTGAATTCAGATCGGATGCCCACAGTTTTCCAGTGGTATCCATGATGCAGGCGTAACCATCAATATGCGCGAATGTCCCGGCCAGTGTCAGCGAGGCATTCCCCGGAAAGTCTGCATCGGTAATCTTGGTAGCAACGCCAGTCGGAACGTCGTAGTACCATCCCGTGTTGTCCGTGCTACTGATCGTCAGCGTAGGAACAGCGGAAACGAATGTCTCTGTGATGCCAGTAGCTTTCCCGGTGATTGCTCCAAGTGACGTTGTTCCGTTATACAGCGTGCTGTTGGTTGCGCCGAAAGCGGAAACAATGTGATCCCCGGTTGTCAGCCCCGTCCATATCAAAATCGCGTTTCCAATCGCCGCCGCGCCAGTTGTTATCGAGGTAGCGAATCCGGGCCTTTTAACGCAATAGACTTCCTGTTTTCCAGTGACCGGATCAACAATGGTTTCGCTGTAGCAGTTGATAAACCGCTGATCTTTCGTTGAGCTATCGGTCGTTTTTCCGACAATCATTACACCGACAATCCCCATGCCAACATATCCCGAAACAGAATTCAGGATGTTGGTAGCCGAGATTCGCTTGTTACGCGAACCAGCTACAGGGACTCGATAGGCTTTGCGCATTATGTGTCCGTCAAGATATTTGATCGCTGCCCTGCAAAGAATCTACCCATCGGGGAGTAATTCAAGATTGGCCGATGATTTGCGCGTTGAATTGCCGCCAGAGAGTCTTGCGCGATCTTCCGTACATCATTGCTAGGAGGCAGGCCAAACTCCGTGCCAGCCCATTCAATAGCGAGATTGTACGTTATTGCACGTTCATAACCGGGCGGCAGAGAAATCGTTGTCGATAGCGCAGCCAAATTTGAAACAACCTGCCACGTAACGATATGGAGCGAACTGACTGCACTCGGGACAGGATAGACAATCAGCGTTCCGGTTGGAAGCGTCGGTTCGTAGTACGCACGATCAGGGTACGTCGCCGTATCGGTCTTGATCGGAATCGCAAACCACTGTTCTGCTGTCAGCAGATCAACCGGGTAATCTATGCCGGATACGCGAACGAAGCATTCCTCGATCTTGTGTGGGCGTGGAGTGAGTGCGAAGTTTGCCGTTGGCCCCACGGTGTAGGAACTCGTCGCGGCTACCAGAGAGTACGCGGTATCGACAAAGGCATACACGTCCAACTTGTCGATCTGCCACGACTCCAGCATGGCATTGAGTGCAATCAGGCCATCTGCCGATTCATCGGCGGTACAGGACTCGCCGGAACTTACGCCGCCTACGAGTCGGGCGGCTCGGTCAATCAGTGTTTGGGACGTTGCCATGATCGTTCATCTCAAATCTCTTCTGCGATTTTGGGAGGGCGACCAGGGCGACGTTTCGTGTCCTGTAGGGGTTGCGGTGCTACTTCGGGAAGTGTAACAGTTTCGCGCTTTGCGTCAAGTAGCTTTTGCCTGATCGGTTCTCCATCAACCCATCCCTTTGGATGTTCTCCATCGGGGAAGATGGCAAACCCACCAAGTTCCGAATACATCAGTTTTGACATGCGAATCTCCAAGAAAAACCCCGGACCGAAGTCCGGGGCTGTGCGGCAGATTACGAGGTTGCGAACGGATCAATCAGAGTACCAGCGCCGTGCAGAACGCCGTGGATTGCCCACTGAGTTGCAGAAATCGCAGTCAGAGTGAACCTATCCCCAAGCAAGCCACCAGAGGTTGAACCATTCTCACTGATTGCCACATGGGTCGTGCCGTTTGCTTCAAAGTAGTCACCAGACGTAGCGATAGTTACGTCGCCCATGATGACACCGCCAACAATGAATTGCGAGGCGATAGTCTTGGTGATTACCTTGTAGGCGTTCGACGTAACCGCAACGGTCGCAAGGAATTCAAACTGCATCCCTGCTACCGGAGTCGGCAGGGTGTAGACAACACCCGCCGCACGGTCCATCAAACACAGCGCACCAGATTCTGCCGCAGTCAGTTGCCGGGTTGCCCCGACACCGCTGATGACTTGGCGATGCGCGCCTTTTTGAATGGTGCCTTCCGGCCCCGCGTATCCAACTTGTTCAAGAGACATGATGATTTCCTTTCAGGAATGAGTGGATTAGGCGTTAGCCGAACCGATGATGCGGGAGGCCCATGCCGGACGGAGTGCAGCCATTCCGTAGAGAATATCCACGCGCAGCAACAGTTCGTCATTGCGAATATCCGAACCCATCCAGCAGCGCAGACTCAGGCCATCCTTGTTGACTCGAACGCATTTCTGCGCGTCGTCCAGGATCGGCAGGTCGGCAGTCACGAACTGGAAAGCCTCTTTGTGATACATGAGGTTCTGAACGTAGCTGGTCGAAGCGTTGCCGACAAACACCGGAACGATACCCGTACCATCGAAGCTCGCCGTGGTCAATTGTGCGCCAGCAGCGGAACACAGGTTTTGACGGGGGCCAGTCAGGTAGATAGTTGGCGACACGGTTTGAATCGTGGTCGTTCCAGCGGTCACAACGAACTGTTGGAGAACGCCGAGCGATGCCTTGGTTTCCGGGTGGCAGGCATAAATGCCGGGGATGGTGAATACCGCGCCGGTAGCCGGAGCCGCAGCGAGGGAGGCCATCGTCATCACGTTACCACCATCAACCACGGCAGCAGCAGCAGCCATCGTGCAGGTCACGTCGGAACCGTTGGTGAGAGTCCACATGCGGTCGTTTTCGTACCAGTCGGCCATTGCGGTGCGGCCAATCATGCCTTCGCGGTACTGTTCCTTGATCTGAGTCGAGTCTTGGAACAGACCCTTCAAACCATTGACCATGCCGCCCATCGTCACGGAGTCGCACTGAATGAAGCGACTGCCGTCCTTCGGAGCCAGACCTTGATTCAGTTTGGCGCGAGCGCCGCCGACAGCAACGAGGTCGGTCAAGGCAGTACCAGCAGTGCCGGCGACGTTGTAGGTCGCTTTGGTCGCGTAGGCCAAGAAGTCGGCTTCGATACCGGATACCAGCGAAGAAATCGCCGGCTGGATATACTTGCGCGACAGTTCATCGAAAGCTCCATCCGAATCAACCGACTGGATCAGTTCGGCGGAGTTGAAGCGCATATCTACG